TTGTCAACCCCCCTTTTATTCCCAACAATTACAACGATTTATCAAGTCACATTTCTCATCATAAAAACGAATCGTTGCGAATCGTGGGAAAGTGATTCGGTGGCTTTTGATGATGAGAGAGAGAGGTGCCAACCGAATCAAACTGTTTAATCCATACAACCTTTCATCAATCCCTCTGTCGTACATGGATCTTCTATGTATCCAACAATCATTATACAGGCAATGATAACCAATATCGGAACTATGTTATTCATTAAGAACGAACTCCACCAATGGGGCAGACAGTCTTTACGATATTGAAAGGATTGTCTGCAAGAAAGATCTGACACTGAAAACCAGTTTTCTTTGCAATCTTGATTGCCTTTTCTAGTGTGTCAGTCGCACCACAAGTATAACCAAAACTAGTGAGGAATACTTCGTACTTAACATTTGGTGCTTTTGGTATCATAAACAAATCTCCTATTTCAAATACTCAGGGCCAGTCCAACCAATACGGAAACCACCCTCTAGAACATTACCACGAGCTGCGTTACGAGCAGGAGCATTGTAACCAGCAGGTTTTAATAAATCACCCTTTTTGAACTTCTTGTCATTTTCAGTGTTGACAACAAATCCCCAAACATTTCCACCATGTTTTTGCAAAATCTTTGTGTATTTTGGGCCAGTCTTGATAACCCAACCTTCTGCAAACTCTTTGTTCATTTTAATACGAACTTCGGTATCTGCTGGCATCCACTGACCATAGTCATGGATTGCAGCATCAATCATGTTCTGAATACCATCTTCTAAATTATCAAACTGTTTCTGAATCTGAGTAGTCATTTTTTCTCTCTTTCTCATTGTTACTACTCATATTAACAGATAATTTATCGTATGTCAACCCCTTTTCTAAAGCACTGTTATCACTAGATTTTTCAAACCCATCTTTTTGTAACTCTGGCGAATCGTGCGAATCACTAGATTTCCTAGGCCATGTCTGTGATCTCTGTCTATTTGAAAACACAGACCTCTGGATAGGTGTTACTCTCATGCGTCTGCAACCAATCCACTAGCAGAACGACTTGCTTGTGGGTATACATCTGGTTCTGGTATCATAAAGTTATCATTCCAACCAAATGCTTCTTTTACCACTGCCGCAGACAATCCTTTATAGATTTGATGCAAGTTTTTATCTTTTGCATGAACAAGAAGTTTTGCTTCACTCTCGTGCAATCCCTCTAACATCTGAAAGAACATATTTTCTTTCTGGTGTTGTTTAGTCACGTTATCACCACCTTCAATAAATCTCCACAGTTTTTTTGCCTCTTGTGCCAACACAGTGTGTTCTGTACCAGCAGGAGCTTCATTTGGTGTATAAGGAACATCACCTTGTGGAAATACCCATTTCTTTGTTGGGTCAAATGCAGCCTTGAGTAACATCCTCAATGAGTCTGAATTATTCTCTCTAAGAATTGCAATCTTTTTATCTTTAGTTTTTGCTTTGTGTACTTTGTCTAGTACCTCAGAAAAAAGCATAGTATAAGTTTGTTCTGGCATTTTAAAAGTCTCCTATTGATTCTGTAAGTTCTTTCAATCTTGATTTAATGAAGTAGTTTAGCAATTTACTTCTATCACCACAAGGTGCTTCACAAAAGTCTACCATAATTTCTTTTTCAAGATCTTCTGGCACGTTATCCAAGTTGATAAGTTTATCATTTCTCTGATAGTTTCTTTTGACTTCATCTTGTAAATCATCTATGTGCATATTCAACCAAGTTTCAATTTTTTTTCGTCCTAAAGGCCTTTGTCTTAATCCATCAACAAATGTATTGTCAGGTGATAGAACATTTGGAACTCCATCACTCGCATCTCCTTTAAGTATGTGTTCTTTTATATAGGTGATTGGATCATGTCCATTTACATACTTCTTGAGTATAGGACTATACTGTTGCACATTAGGATATTTTTGTAGTTGAATAAAATCCTTATCACCAGATACAATCATAATCTTATTAGCAGTGCCCAAGTTTTTACACAAAGTGGCAATGATGTCATCTGCCTCTGCACCATAAATCTCTAAATATTTGTATGGTAAATTTTCTTTGAACTCTGATTTAATTTTGTTCAGACAATTGAAGATTGCATCCCAATTTTTATTATCGTTCTCTCTACCCTTTTTACGACCAGCTTTATAATTAGGAAAGTAGTCCCTTCTCCAGTAGTGTTTAGAATCATATGTAAGAACTATCTCACCAAACTCTTGATTAAAATCTGTTCTATACATCCGAATAGAATTAAGTATCATGTGTCTTACTAAATTCTCATCAGGCTCATTTGCCTTAGTCATATTCAAATGCATCATCAGACTTGCTAACGAGATTTGATTCATATCCATAATAATCATTAGTCCATTGTACCTTCTTTTGGAAATAACCACCAGCCTGTAGAAATATATTTTGGTCTATCGTGAACTGGATTACCTCTATGTTGCCATGGGAAAGATGCTGGAAAAATAGTCATCTTACCTTTCTCTGGTTTTACTTTCAACCTTTGTAATAAAAACTCTGTTTCACCCTCACCCTCTGGTATATCATTTAGATATAATGTCCAGACCAAAACCCTACGAACATTTTTAAAGTGAGATACTTCTGAATGAAAATTATGAAACCCACCACCTTGTGGGTCTGTTCGTTGTATTTTAGTTTCTTCAGATTCAAGTTTTCTTTTACCCCTATACACATAAGGAAATTCTTTTAGATAAGCATTTAAGTAATTTCTTTTGACTGTTTCAATTTCTTTGTAAAGTGGAGTACCGACTTCAACCCACTTTTGTATATCTTTTCTAGTGTCTCTACTAGGAGTCACTGTTTTAGATGTAGTGTCATTTTCAAACCAGTCTATCATTTTATCAACTAACTCGTCAGAGGCAGCTTTAGGATATGATACACAGAAATTACTCAACCGCATTTTTTAGTGCTTCCACTTGTGAATCTGTTCTGTAGTATGCATTGAAACTCATGCTGCGTCTTTCACCATCACAGTAAAATGGATAAACACTATGTTTCAACCAAGATGGAAATACTAACATCATACCCACTTGTGGTTTAAACATAAGTGTATCACTTCTCATATCAGCAGGCTCTCCATAACTAAACTCAATCAAACCACTAGCAGGATAGTGGTCTTGTGTTTCTTCATTAAAATGATTTTCCATATCTTTCGGTAATCTCAAGTAACACACACCACTAAAGTTCCCACTGTGTTTGTGCCATGGATTATATTCATATTTGTATTGACTCACTATCCAAGATTGTGCAAGATGAATATTATCAGTGGTTGGATTACCATGTCCACCATTTTTCTGCCACTCATATGCCCGACTGTTCGCAATCATATTTTGAAGATAACCTAAACAAGCTTTCTTAATAATATCTGCCATATAGTTTCTATCATCTGCCTCTGCCACTGGTATTCTAACTTCTTTAGAAACCTTACCCACAAGATTGTCAGAGAAATCAAACTTCTTTGATAATCCATCATCAGGCAAAACCGCATCACCAGATTCGTTCACGATATCAATAAATCTTTGTGGAACGTGATACTCTAAAATAGTTGGGCTGAAAGGAGTGCGAATAACTACGTCACGCCTCCATTGTTCTGCATCAGTCATCGTCTTTTTCCTTTTCAATTTCGTTTTGTATCTTTATAAACTGAATTAATTTATCCACTGTCTCTGCATCAAATGAGGCATATACATCCTCTGTTTTTTCTGTTCTCAGTGTCATTATAGATTTTATCAAATCTGACATATCATGTTTATATTTTAAATGTCTAAACAAAATAGCTCTGACTATTTCGTTTAGAAACCCAATCTCTCTACAGAAATCGTCCTCTTTGATATCTACACCATTTTCTGCAAGACCATGTATCAAAGGTATCATAACATTTTCTGCGACATCATCTATAAAAACCATGTCTTGAGTAACTTTTTCAGTCTGTGACTTTGTTACTTTCTTTGCCCTTTTCCAAGGCCCTTTG